TCGGTCACTCTGCGCGTAGGAGTTACACGGCGTACGCATCATACGATGGGTTAGTTGTGACTGTTACGTTATGGGTGGACGGCTCATTTGGGATGTTGGGTGTGTGTCTCTGGGTGTTGTGTATTACTGCTGTTTTTTTTTTTTCAAGCAGAAGACGGCATACGAGATTCCGAAACGTGACTGGAGTTCAGACGTGGCGCTAATCAAGTAGCTGCAGGTGCTTTAGGCGGTGCATTGTTGGGCGGTGGTACTGCTGCGCTATCTGGTCAAGATGTGCTTAAAGGCGCTTTGCTAGGCGGTGCTGGTGGTGCTTTATCTGGCTACCTAAACCCTGCTACTGGTGAGATTTCAGCCACACCAACAGAGGGTGCTATTCCTCTAACTGGCGAGGAAATAGCTGGTCTAGGTGGTGCAAATACAGCAGGGTATTATGACGAGATCACAGGCGCTTTTGTTCCTGATGTTAATGGCGGTCTTCAAGGCCCATTGACTAACGCTACAAGCGGAACAAACATTGGCTCAATGGCTGGTTATGACTATGACCCTACAAGTGGTAATTGGACAACACCAGACGGAGAGATTGTTAACACATTGGTGACAGAAAACCCTGTGACTAATGGTGGCGACATCATGCGAAACGCTGGCGCTATGCCTCCAGTAGCAGATAAAATTGCGTCTAAATCTCCACTAAGCGTATCCGACACAATCCGCCTTGCAGGTATTGGTGCAACATTGGCAGGTGGTGCTAAGTTGGCAGGTGGCGGTGGTAGTGGTGGTTATCCTATCGTTCCTATTCCTAGCGACTGGACAAGCCCAATTAAGCCTACAGGTACAGCAGAGTTCACACCTCTAGCACCTATCGACTTTGGCAATAAAGAGATGCTCCGTGGCACTCAATGGGAACAGTTACTAAGCCCTGACTACGGCAAAGCCCCTGCAATGCCACCCATGCCAACAAACCCAAGCAACATGGATTTCAATCAATTGATGGGCATACTAGGGAATACCCGAACATCTATCCCAACTCAGAGCGTTTCAATCAACGATGTAATTGCAGGAATTCAAAGCCAATATGGACAAACACCAACAAGCTCAATGGGCTAAAAACCTATTGAATGATGACTTTTTCAAAGAAGTCATAGATAATTTGAAAAAAGAGCAGATTAGTGTGATAATTAACACAAGTAGTTCTGATATTGGTGTAAGAGAAGATGCTTATCGCCATATCAAGACGATTGAATTGATTACAGGACACCTAGAAGGCTTGGCCTCGGAAACCTTAATCAAAGAGAAAAAGTGGAAAATATTGTAGATTCTTTAGGGGAAACCCTAACCTCCGTCCAGAAGGTGTCTGGCGATTTTTGAGATGACAAATGGAAAACACCAACCCAAGCGGGAGTGAAAGCCTAAATGTAAACCAAGCCGCTTCAGCGTTTGAAGGTCTGATGGGTGATTCTGACGAAGCCGAACAAGGCCAATCTGAAGAACAAACAGAAGAACTTGAGGCGAGTGATGAAGTTGAATACTCAGAGGAATCTGAGGAAGAACAGCCCAAGCCTAGATATAAAGTCAAGGCAAGTGGTGAGGAAGTCGAGGTAGAACTTGACGAACTTATCAAGGGTTATCAACAAGGTACGGACTACACTAAAAAGTCTCAGGCTCTAGCTGAACAACGTAAGGCTCTTGAAGCTGAACGTCAACACTTAGAGTATGTGAAACAAGAGCGACAAGCATACGCTCAGAAATTGCAAGCGTTGGATAGCTTCCTTTCGCAGCAAAATCAGGGTGTTAACTTAGATGTTCTAAAGGAAACAGACCCCATTGGCTATGCCGTGGCGGTAGCTGAACAGAGTCAGCGTGAGAAGCAGTTAGCAGTAGTTAGGAATGAACAGCAACGCCTTGCCCAACAGCAACAAGCCGAGCATCAAGCCTCTCTGCAAAACCATCTCCGTCAAGAGTCTGAGAAGTTAACCAGTCTGATTCCTGAGTTAGCTACGCCACAGGGTGATGCGGTACGGAAACAAATCCGTGACTATGCGAAGTCTGTTGGGTGGACTGACCAAGAACTCGGTCAACTGTATGACAGTCGTGCTGTGCTGACTTTGTATAACGGAATGAAGTATGCTCAACTTCAAAAGAGCAAGCCAGAGGTTACCAAGAAACTTCAAGCTGCTCCTAAGATGATGCGTTCTGGAACTTCAGCCCCGCCTACTAAGTCATCGCAAGATAAAAACGCTATGCAGCGATTGCGTCAGACTGGAAAAGTCACAGACGCAGCCAAAGCATTTGAACGATTCTTTTAATTTTGGAGTTTTAAAATGGCTACATATCAAACGTACACCGCTATTGGTCAGCGTGAAGACCTGTCGGATGTTATCTATAACATCAGCCCCACAGACACACCTTTCATGTCTTCTATTGGCAAGACTAAGGCAACTGCTGTTTATCACGAGTGGCAAACCGACAGCTTGGCTGCCGCTACTTTGAGCAACTTTGCTGTTGAAGGCGACACCGCTTCTGACGCTACCATGTCTCCAACCACTCGTGTTGGCAACCGCACTCAGATCGCTCAGAAAACTGTGAAGATTTCTGGCACTTTGCAAGCTGTTGACAAAGCTGGTCGTAAGTCTGAAAAGGCTTATCAGTTGGCTAAAGCCTCTGCTGAGATCAAGCGCGACATGGAAACAACCTTGTTGAGCAACCAGATCGCTGCTAACGGCAATAGCTCTACTGCTCGTAAATTGGGTGGTATGCAAGCATGGTTGTCTACCAATGGCGACTTCGGCACTTCTGGCGTTGCTGGTTCAGGCGGTACTACTGCTCGTACCAACGGCACAAACCGCACTTTCACAGAAGACATCTTGAAAGTTGTTGTTAAGGAAGTTTACGCTTCTGGTGGCAATCCTAAAGTGTTGATGGTTAACCCCGCACACAAGCAAGTTGCCTCTACATTTGCTGGTATCGCTGCACAGCGTTTCATGGCCCCATCAAACGAGCCAACAACCATCATTTCGTCGGCTGATCTTTATATGAGTGACTTCGGTACAATTTCTATTGTCCCTAACCGCTTTATGACTTCTACCAACTCATGCGATGACACAGCATTTGTGCTTGACCCCGACATGGCTGCTGTTGCTTACTTGCGACCTTTCCAGACCAACGAGTTGGCTGTTACTGGCGACAATGAGTCCACACAATTGCTGTGCGAGTACACATTGGAAGTTAAGAACGAAGCTGCTCACGGCATCATCGCTGACTTGACACCCTAATCTGGTGTAACCTCTAAAAATGCCTCAGAATTAAAACCTCTGGGGCATTTTCTTTTCTAGTCAAACTGATAGAATTGAGTTATGCAAAACTTTAGACAAACTGCTGTTCATTCTGATGGTGATGGTGGCATCATTATTGAGACTCGCCAAGACATTACAGATATTCTTGAACAGAATAAAAAAGAGTACAACTCTTTTGATGAACGAGCAAAATGGTCAGACGAATTGCTTGGCAACAAGATTGCCTCGATTCCAATGACTGTTATTGATGATCTAAACAAACAAGGCATCATGCGTGGCTTTCACATTGTTGATGAGAAGCGCATGAAGGCGTGGTTAAACGAGCGTGACAACAGAGTTTTTAGAACTCGGACTGGAGTAGTATGAGTTTCGCAACATACTCTGATTTACAAACCTCAATTGCAGGTTATCTAGCTCGGTCTGATCTGACTACTCAGATTCCAGACTTCATTACCTTTGCAGAGAATCGACTCCGCAGAGAATTGCGTATCCGTCAGATGCTCAAGTCTGTAACGACTGCTACTGTATCTGGTGATTCAACTGTTGAGCTACCTAGCGACTTCTTGCAAGTTCGTGATTTTGTCGTGCTGACAAACCCAATCACACCACTCAGTTACTCTAGCCCCTCCACATTGTCTAATGACCCTGTTGCATCACAAGTTGGTGTTCCTCGGTCTTACACAATCTTGGCTAATGACTTTCTAGTGTCTCCAGTTCCTGATGGTGTTTATACGGCTAGATTGCTGTACTACGCTGCTCCTGCTTATCTCTCGTCAACGAACGCTAGTAATGTGTTCCTGACAACAGCGCCTGATGCACTCTTGTATGCGTCTTTGCTTGAGGCAGAGCCATATCTTATGAATGACGCACGAATCAATACATGGGGTTCTATGTATGACAGAGCGATCACAACTCTTGCCAAGTCTGACCAAGAAGGTCAATACTCTGGCGTTCCTTTAGCAATGAAATTAACTCCAAGGTGAAACTATGGCAGAATTAAGCAACTATTTGGAAAATGCTCTTATCAATGGCACATTGAGAGCAACATCCTACACAGCACCAACAACTGTGTATTTGGCTCTCTACACTTCTGACCCAACAGACGCTGACACAGGTACTGAGGTATCTGGTACATCGTATGCTCGTCAGTCAATTACATTTGGTGCGCCTAGCAATGGTGCGACTACCAACTCTGCGGCTATTGAGTTTCCTCAAGCTGGTGGCTCATGGGGTACTGTTGCTTACATCGGTATTCGTGATGCTTCTACTGCTGGTAACTTGCTGTATCACACACCTCTGGATGCGTCTAAGACGATTGCTATTGGTGATGTGTTCCGTATTGCTGCGGGTTCATTGAGCGTCACATTGGCGTGAGATGGCTGATTTACTGCCACCATGGACGATTGATTCGCTAGACAATTTAAAGTCTAGCATTGATGACTTAACACTCACACTCGATAGTCCACTTTACACAACCTCAGTAACCCTATGGGATGCCTATGGGTCTGTGAGCGCTTCTGCAAGCGTTACAGCCGATGGCACTCGGGTTCAGCTAGGTGTAGCGGCAGTAAATGGAACGGCAACAGTTACGGCTGATGCTGTCAGGATTCAATACGCTAGTGCAAGCATTACAGCCTCTGCAAGCGCTTCATGTGCAGGGACAAGGGTACAGAACGCCTCAGTAGGAATTGACGCTGTAGCAATCGTTATATGCGATGCAACTAGGGTTCAGTTTGGTAGTGCAAGTATTACCGCTAGTGCTGATGTAATAGCGACTGGAACTAGAGTTCAGTTTGGTGATGCGTCTGTTACTGGTTATGCCGATGTAACTGCTGTTGGCGGCATCGTAGCTAATGGTTCTGCTTCTGTAACTGGAAATGCAACAGTAACTGCTGATGGCATAAGAGTTCGTGACGCTGTAGGTACGATTACTGGTAGTGCAACAGTAACGGCTAATGGCGGATTGGTTGCTGAAGGCAATGCAAGTATTGTTTGCAATACAGATTTTACGGCCTCTGCTTCTGTAATTTACGCAGGTGTTGCTAGTGTTACTGGTACGGCTACGATCACAGCCAAGGGCGTGATTATTGGTGATAACTGGACACCAGAGACAGAGAATACAAATACATGGACACCAGTATCTGTTAACTCAAATACTTGGACAGCAGTTTCTCACAATGCAAACACATGGACTGATGTTGCGGTAAACGACAATACTTGGACAACACAAGAATATGGAACTAACACATGGCTACGACAAAACTAACATTTGGTGAGTGGATGCCTGACCAGACAAGCATCTCTGGTGCTTTGGTTGATGCTAAAAATGTAGTGTCTCAGGCTATTGGTTATGGCCCACTTCCTACTGCGGCTACGTTCTCTGCTCAAGCGGCAGAAGACCTTACTACACTTGTAGCAGGGAAAACACCGACTAACGACACTAAGTTGTTTGCGGCTGGTTCTACCAAGATTTATAGCGTCTCTGGTGTTGGTGTTCTAACCGATGTCTCTAAGTCTGGTGGCTACACACCTAATGCTAGTAGCGACAGATTCCGCTTTACTCAGTTTGGCAATGCGATTATTGGCACTAACAATAGTAACCCAATGCAAGTATTTACCTTGGGGACATCTACAGGATTCACAGACCTAGCGGCTACTGCACCAATTTGCAGATATTTGACTGTTGTCCGTGATTTTGTGGTGACAGCGTTTACGACTGAAAGTTCTGTTATTTACCCATCTCGGGTTCGTTGGTCTGGTATCAACGATGAGACTGAATGGACAGCAGATCAAGTAACCCAAGCTGATTACCAAGATATTCCTGATGGCGGTCAGATCATGGGCATCCGTGGTGGTGAGTTTGGCATTATCCTAATGGAAAAGGGTATTAGCCGAATGAGCTATATCGGCACACCTTTCATTTTCCAGTTTGACAATATCTCTAGGGGTAAGGGCTGTATCGCTGCGGGTTCTATTGCTCAAGTTCAAGGTATTACCTTTTTCTTGTCAGACGATGGTTTTTACTCATGCGATGGTCAGACAGTTACCGCCATTGGCTCAGAAAAAATAGATCGTTGGTTCTTTAACAATGCTGACGAGAGCCAGTTCAACATCATGTCTTCTGCTGTTGACCCTGTTCGTAAGTTGATTATTTGGAACTTTAGAACTACTTTTGGCAACAGACAGTTGTTAATTTACAACTTCAAGAATGGTAAATGGACATACGGAGATGCTGGCGCAGACTACATTTCTGACGCTTCTACCTCTGCTGTAACGCTAGAAGCCTTGGATTCTATTAGTTCAAGCATTGATGCTTTGACAGTTTCTTTGGACTCTATCCTGTACATGGGTGGTAAGTACTTCCTTGGCGGCACAAATGGTAGGTATGTCGTTACTTATAACGGAGCAAACGCTACTGGAAATATCGTGACTGGCGATTTAAATGCAGGCGGTAGATCAGTAGTAACCCTAGCTAGACCATTGATTGATGGAGGGTCGGCAAATGTTGCTGTTGCTTCTAGGAAGTTACTGAGTGAACAGGCTATCTTTGGTACGTCTGTAGCGGCTGATTCTGACAATCGAGTGTCTTTAAGGGCTAATGGTAATTTCCACCAGTTTCAGGTAACGCCTACTGGACAATGGAAAACTGCTGTTGCCTTGGATGTTGATATTCAAGGTCAGGGGACTCGATAATGTTTAGAACACTACCTCCTTTTGGTGGAGATCAGCGTCAGACAGCAGAGGTTGTCCGTGGCATTATGGATGGAAAGACCAACAATACTGGCACTTTAACTCTGGCGACTGGTGGTGCTACGACTACCACCCTGAACGACAGAAGGATAGGTGGCGATAGCGTTATCTTGTTTGTTCCTGATTCGTCTGCGGCTTACACAGACTATATCCCTTATGGGGCATTTCAGAGTCTTGTTGACCAAACAATTGCTACAGCTAACACGGCCTATGCCATGACGATGGACACTACGGATTTCTCCAATGGTGTAACCTTGTCTAACAGTTCCAGACTGAATGTAAAAAACACAGGAATTTATAACTTCCAATGGTCTGGTCAGTTTGAGAATACTGACTCACAAGATCACGATGCTAGAGTTTGGATAAAGATAAACGGAACAAATCTTACTGGCTCAACAGGCTTTTTTGCTATTCCTAGTAAGCATGGTTCAGTCAATGGTCATAATTTGGTAGGTTGGAACTATTATCTAAGCCTAAACGCCAATGATTATGTAGAACTTTGGTGGGAGACAGATAGCACAACTGTAAGCCTCCAAGCCTACGCTGCTGGTACAAATTACCCATCTACAGCGTCATTGATTACCACAATCAACTATATCTCGCCCTCTGCTTTGACAAACATCTATGCTAGTTCTGTTGGTCAGGGAACGGCTACTATTACCCATTTTGCAAATTCAACTGCTAACAAGACTTACAAATATGTTGTTATTGGCTAATTTTGTTATAATTGCGTCCAAGGATGACGCATCTCGCAGTCCAGAACTCATTGGAGGAATAGATGCGTAAGATTGCTAGACAAAGACCAAAAGAATTTGACAATTTAGAATTTGGCGGTATTAACCCCGATGTAGAGCGTCAAGCCAGAGACGAATTTATGACGCAGCCAATGCAGTCTAATTTTCTGTCTGGCAATGCGCCTGTAGCGCCACCAGTAGCGCCTCCTACACCAGTAGCACCACCTCCTGTTGCGCCACCACCGCCACCTCCACCACCGCCACCAGAGCCTGTTTACCAAGCTCCATTGGCTGCGCCTCCGCCTCCTGTGGCAGCGCCTGTATTCACGCCTCCACCAGTAGAGCCGCCACCACCTCCGCCTCCACCGCCACCACCGCCTCCTTCTCCTCCTGTGGTGACGCCAGAGCCTCCGCCACCACCGCCTCCTGCGCCTGTGGCTGCTCCCGCACCTGCACCAGCACCTGCGACAACATCAACACCTGCTCCTACACCAGAGCCTGTTCAACCTGCTACAACAGCCTCTGTAGCACCTACGACTGCGAGTCCAACTATGGCAACAACTTCAAACATTGACCCAACAATTCAGCCATATCTCAGTTATGGTCTGTCAGAAGCCCAAAAGCTATACCAAGGCGGTGGCCCTCAGTACTATGGTGGTCAGACTTATGTAAGCCCATCACAGCAAACCCAGACTGGTCTGCAAGCCCTTGAGCAACGTGCTAAACAGGGTAGCCCTTTGACTGGTGCGGCTCAGAGCCAACTGCAAGGAACTATTCAGGGTAACTACCTAAGTGGAAACCCTTTCTTCCAAGGTGCGTTTAACCCTGCGGCACAAGCGGCTGAATCCAAGTTCAAAGAGTCACTAGGAAGCATTGGTTCTGCGGCATCTAAAGCGGGTCGTTATGGCTCTGGTGCTATGTCAACCATGCAACAAGGTGCTAGTGGTCAGTTTGCTAAGACATTGGCTGACACAGCAGGAACTCTGGCTTACCAGAACTACTCTGATGAGCGTGGTCGTCAGCAAGCGGCTACGATGGCTGCTCCTGCGATGGCTCAAGCTGACTATGCTGATATTCAGAATATGCTTAAAGCAGGTCAAATGCGTGAGGGCTACACAGGTGCTCAACAGCAAGCCGATATTGCTAAGTTCAACTT